TGGAACTTTGGCTACTTTTCATGAGAGCCAAGGTGAACTTTATAGAACTTATCAATGGTTAGCTCGTATTCGTCCAATTGATAAAGAATTGCGTATTTATTTTCCAGATGATGGCTTTGATTACCTTGAGGAAAGTTATGTGCAAAGAGATTGTTATGAGTACAATGCCCCTACTCAAATTGGTGATTGTGGTTCTATTATTGGTTTGTACAATAATCGAATTGAACGTAAATTAATTGGAATGCATATTGCTGGTGTTCGTGCCAATTATGGTTATGCTTGTCCTTTGACTCAACAAAGTCTTCAAGATGGTTTTGATTATTTTGACAACAAATTAGAGGGAGTTAGTGCCCAATTTTATTATGAAGTTGGTAAAAATGTTGATCCAATTGCAGAACCACAGGTTCCCGATGGTGTTTTTGTTCCTCTTGGAAAGAGCAACATTAAAGTTGGTCAGGCTACAAAAACTGCTTTGTTACCTTCTCGGATTTATGGCAAATTGTCCAAACCTATTATGAAACCTGCTCTATTGAAACCTACAAAGATTGGTGGTCAATTGGTTGATCCTTTGATGAATGGTTTGAAGAAGTGTGGTGTTCATACTGCGGTTTTGGACGATGGTGTTGTTGCTTCAGCAGTTGAGGACGTTTCTCAAATTGTTTTGTCTCAGTGGAATGATTGTATTGATCGCACAAAATATCAACGTATTTTGTCTTATGAGGAAGCAATTCGTGGTACTCTGGATGATGATTTTATGAAAGCAATCAATCGAACAACATCCCCTGGTTTTCCATACAACACCTTGAATAAGGGTAGTGTTGGTAAAACCAAATGGATGGGTTTTGGTACTGAATTTGATTTTTCATCTGGAGACTCTTTGCAGTTGCGTAAAGATGTTGATAAATTGATTGAAGATTGCGCAAATGGCAAAATTTCTGACGTTTATTTTATAGACACTTTGAAAGATGAAAAGCGTGATATAGCCAAAGTTGCTGTTGGCAAAACTCGTGTATTTTCTGCTGGTCCTCAACATTTTGTTGTTGCTTTTCGTAAGTATTTTCTTCCTTTTTCTGCTTGGTTGATGCATAATCGTATAGATAATGAAATTGGTGTTGGAACAAATCCTTATTCGGTCGATTGGGAAAGAATTGCTAAGCGTCTTAAAAAGAAGGGCAATAAAGTTATTGCTGGTGATTTTGGTAATTTTGACGGCTCACTTGTTGCACAAATTTTATGGGCTATTTTTTGGAAAGTCTTTGTTCCTTGGTTATCGAAATTTGTTGATGTTAAAAGTCCTGAGGGTAAGCGACATTTGAAAATCTGTTTGGGTTTGTGGACCCATTTGGTACATTCTTGTCACATTTTTGGTGATAATATTTATATGTGGACTCATTCTCAACCTTCTGGCAATCCTTTTACTGTTATTATTAATTGTTTGTATAATTCCTCTATTATGCGTATTGTTTGGATATTGATTATGATGCGAGATAAACCAGAATTGTCTTCAATGAAGTTTTTCCGTAAATATGTGTCAATGATTTCTTATGGTGATGATAATGTT